GATGTCGGTGGTGATCTAGGCCAACCCGGCGTTGCGGGTTGTGACGTTCAGTCGGACGGTCATGACTCATTCTCCTTGGGGGTTTCGGGGGTTGCGGGTGGGGGTGTGCATCCTCCGACACCGGCGACGGTGACGGGGGCGGTCTCGACGGGGTCCATGCTCAGACCCCTTCGACGGGTGTCACCTTGGAACGGGTGACGACGCCGAGGATTGCAGCGGACACTGCAACGATGGCGCCGACCTGCTCGACGGTGAGGTCGAAGCCGAACGCCACGACGAGCGCGATGGCCGTCTGGATGAGAGCGATGATGAGTGCTGGTTCTCGGTTCACGGTGTGGGCCCCTCTGTGACGGTGACGACTTCGGTGGTGGACGTGGTGACAGTCCCGGCCGGGTGACCGTTGGCGGGCGTGTGGCCGAGGCCGACGATCTGGAGCTCGAGGACGGCGACCCTGTCACGCAGCCCCGAGTTCTCGATCCGCAGCGTGCGGTTGTCGCTCTCGAGCGTCGTGACCTTGCCGCGCAACCTGCCGACCTGATCGGTGAGCGCCAACACCGACCCCTGCAGCTTGGCGACCTCGATGTTGAGCGGTGCCAGCAACGACATCGCGGTGGCGGTGATGATCGAAGCGGCGTCGGCTTTCTCTCTGCGGCGGGCGTACCTTGCCCCGAAGAACGCCAGGATGCCCACGGCCATTGCGACGATCGACGGAACGCTCGGCATGAGGGCGAGCGACCAGTTCACGCCAGGCCGGCGGACTTGAGGAGCTTGTCGTACTGCTCGTCGTTCTGCTCCACGAGCGGCCAGCCCTTGGCCTGGGCTTGGCGAACGGACTCGTTGGCGGCGTAGCTCGTGGCGCCATCGGAGACGACGAGCCACGGCGGGTTACCGGGGCGGTTCTTCGGTGGCGTGGCGATGTACTTGATGTCGGCCATGTCGTCCTCGTCTGTTGGTGGCGGGGTGGGGGGGGTCGGGGTGTTTGCGAGCGCCGGGATCAGGTTCCCGAGGCGGCCTTCGCCGGTCGGTGACGGCCACGCTGCGCCCGGAGCCTCGGCTCGGATGCCAGGGCAGCCAGTCGAGCGGTACCGGTAGTGCGGTGCGACGACGTGACCTTCGGCGAGGGTTCCCTGGGCGACCATGTGGGCGCGCAGTTCGTGCCATGCGTCGATCTGACCGGCGTTGACTGGCACGTCTGTGGCGTTGAGGAACAACACGGCAGCGGAGTCGGTGTTGAAGTTGCGGCAGTGGGCGGCCATGTACTCGCCGGCCTGTGTGAAGATCGACCGGTCGAGCCCGATCATGTAGCTGTACTCCCACGGACGGTCAGTCGAGATCCCGTAGGCGGCAGCGGCTCGAGCGTCCGACAGCACCCGGGCGGGATCGTTCGACCGGTAACGCCCGGTGGCCGATGTGTTCACACCGACCTCGTGGGCGAGGAGCACGCCAGCACGTTGCAGCCGGTACCGGTACGGCGGCGGGGTCGGGGTGCCGATGACGGAGCGGGCGTGGATCATCAGATTGCAGCCGCCGACAAGACACCGGCATTGGAGACCGTCACAGCCCACAGCGACCCGTTCGGTGACTTCAGCACGAGGCGTGAACCAGCGGTCTGTGCTGTCGTGCCCACACGCTGCCCACCTTCGATCGAACGCAACCGGCGGTCGAGGTCGGCGAACCGGTCGGCCATCGCCATCATCGGGTCGGTCACGGGATCACCTTGCGGTCAAGGGTCACGGTCAACTGCTCCGCCGATCCCTGCACCGACCAGCGGTGCGCTGTCACCCGGCGTTCGCGAACCAGGCCCGGTGACCCGTCGTCGCCGGCCGGGAACAACGGGTCGTCGTCAACGATCAGCTGGCAGTCGTCGCCGAGATCCCACGAACCCCACGGCTGACCGGAGAACGTCGGGTCGACCTGCAAGCTGAACGACTCGTCATCGACACCCGACAGGCGGGCCACGTCGGCACCGGCGTACTGGGCCAGTGTGGCGAGTACGCTGACATCCTTGTACGCCCTCGTGACGCTGTAGGCGGGCCATCCGGCGTTGACGAGTTCGGTGTTCGCTGCGGTCGTCGTCAGCATGTCGGTACCGTCGCCAGCGCCGAGCGCCGTCACCACGGTCGCCATGTCGGATGCGTCCTCTGACACGTCGAACAGCACGGCGTTGCCCGGTGAACGGAACCGCAACCCGGTCGCGTCGAACGTGCGACCACGGCGAGGGTAGAAGCGTCGCAGGCGGCGAACCACGGCACCGGCGTCGTACTCTGTGCGGATGTCGTAATCGAAGCCGTTGGTGACGTTCGACAGTTCACGCATCAGCTCGCCGATGTACTTGCCGGAGAACGGCTCGTAAGTGCGATCGCGTGGCACACCCGACGTGGCGGCGGGGATCTCGATGCCGACGTTCGCTCCGGCCTGGTTCTGCACGAAGTCGACGAGCGCCTGCAAGATGGCGAACTGATCGACAGCTGCATACGTCAGCGCCGTCGTCTGGCTGTAGTGGTCGAAGTACGACGCCAGCCCTCGACCGGCAACGCTCAGCGTGCGAGACGAGGTGTCGTACTGGCGACGCCACACGATGCCGCTGAAGCACGGCACACCGTCACGCTCGGCAACGATGACAGACCGGCCACGACGGGTCGAGTCGGCAACCGTCGTGCGTCGTGAGGTCGTCGCCGTCTTCGCCTGCCCGTCGAGTTCAAGGGTTGCGGAGAAGTCACCGGCAGCGTTGAGCACATCGGTCGACGACCACGACGCCACGTTCAGGTCGGTGAGCTTCACCCCGGTTCGCAGGTCGTATGCGGTGAAGCGCCAGTCGTGCTGCATCAGTCACCCAGCCGGGTGCCGAAGAATCGCAGGACGGCGATCGCCGTAGCCTCACCCTGGAGGTTCTGGCTTGCACCAGAATCCTGCAATGTCGCGAGTTGCAATGTGTTCGTCGCTGCGAGCCGCAGCAAGGCGGTGCCGCCAAGCGAACCAACGAGGCTTGCGGTGCCGAGCTGCGCCGAGTAAGCGTAACGGTCGAGGGTGCTGCCGTTGACTCGAACCCACGCCTGCCGCGTCCCGGTTGCCGCTGCAAAGTAGGTGGTTGTGTGACCAACGAGCCAGAGACCGCCAGCACCTGCCGGGATCGTCACCGTCGTCAGTGCCGTCTTCAGTCCGTCGGTGTTGACGTGATTCGTGTCGAAACTGACAGCGGTGATGACGTTGTTCGCAACGGCCTGAGCCACAGAGTTACCCAGCTCGAACGCCGGCCGGTCGGTCTGCTCGGTCAGCTTCGACCGGTGCTTCAACGCCACCGTGGCGATGTTCGCATTCGTCACCGACGTCGACAGCGCGGCCACCGTCACCCGAGCAAGCACGAGACACCCGGCGGGGATCGCTGGGTCGACCGGGGTGGCGGCGGGGGTGCCGGTCACGACGAACAGGCGGGCGTCATTGGCACCGGAAGCGTCCTCGACGGTTTCACGCACCTGGGCGCACACCAGATCTCGGCGTGCGTTCGACCCGTTGGCGGCGGCGATCACGACGTTGGTGGTGGCGTCGTTGGTGAAGATGTACGCGCCCTGTGCCAGCGACGAGTTGCCCGAGATGAACGCCCGCCCGATGCCGACGTTGACGCTCATGTTCGGCGTGCCGTTCTGCACGACCGCCAGGTCACCGGTTGACACGAGACCGTGAGCGGGGCCGACAGCGCCGACTGAGTTCACGAACGTCTGCACCGCCTGGCCTTGCATCGCCGACACGAACTGGCGGACGTTCTTGGCGCTGTGCGAGCCGCCTTGCAAGAACGGTGGGGGTGTCAGGATTGGCATGATGTGATCCCTCCTACAGCGAGGCTGAGCGCCACGCGTACGTGCATGAACCGGTACCGGAAGCGGCACGGAAACGGATGGTGTTCGACCCCGCCGGCAGAACGAAGAACCTCGACAGCAACGTCACCGCTGCTTGACGAGGCGACCCGTCGAGCAGCACCGAGCCGTCAGCGGACGACACAACCAGCGTCGACCCGGCAGGCACCACGATGTCGAGCTCCACGAACTCGCCGGTCGACGCCAACGTGATGCGAGGCGTCGTGACCGGGCCGGTAATCGTCGCCGTCCAGTTCGTCTCGAACGTCCCCGAGTTCACTGCGGTGCCATCGGAATCGGAACCGGCGCCGAACGTCAGCGGGAACGTCAGATCGAACGGTGCCCCGCCGCCGGCGACGAGACCGAGCGAGATCGACGACTCCGCTGCGGAGAACATGCGGGGATCGGTTGCCTCGAAGACGCAGCGGGCGTATGCGAGGTTCAGGTCCATCTGTTCGATGTTGAACTCCACGCCGATGGGGCGACCGAACAACGTGCGGGTGTCGCCGGTCAGCGTCACGCTCAGCGGCACGACGGACGAACGCACCGGCGCCCACGCCACCGACAGCGCCAACAGCGCCGCCTCGATGCTTTCGGGTGTGCCCGTGATCTGGATGTCGAACGCCACCTCACGCGACGGCAGCAGATCGCCGCCGAGTGACTGCGTGCCGTCGGAGAACTGGCGCTCGAGGCGTGCCGTCCGGTACGACCCGACGCCGAACCCGGTGGGCGGCTTGCGCCATTGGTAGGCGGTACCAACGCCCATGCTCAGCCCTCGGAGTTCGGCGGTGTAGATGCTCATCGTGCCCCGCTCCTCCACGCCATTGATTCGAGTTCACGTCTGATGGCGTGGGGGCTGTCCGACGTGTTGATGTTGATCGTCGTCGAGCCGCCGAAGCCGCCGGTTCCGAGCGGTGTCACCATCTCGTCACGGCCACCCTCGCCGAGCCGGACGATCGTGCCGCCGGGGCTGGCCTTGACCATGCCACCCGTTGCCATGCCGGGAATCGTGCCGAAGAACTTCTCCAAGTTTCCGATGATCTGGTCCATATACCAGAGCTGATAGGCAGGGTCTTGGTTGACCTTCAGGTGGTTCAGTTGGTCGGCGCTCACCAGGCCCTGGCCGGTGACCTGACCGAATCGGGCCCTGGTTGCCTGGGATGCGTCAGCCTCGGCCATGACGGCGTTCTGTGTGGCCGTTTCATCCACGCGAACCTTTGCGAGATTCTCCTGCGCTGCGATCAGCCAGTCAATCTCGTCAGTGGCGAGGCCGGCGGCTTTCGCATACTCGACCCACGACGCTCGCGCGGTCTCGTTGGTCATGATCATGTCCTGGGACGCCTTGGTGAGCCGGTAGTTGGCGTCCTCCAGCCGCTCCGTCGACGAGGTGACGGAGTCGTTTGCGGACGCCAGATCCTTGCGCGCCTTGGCGATGTCCTTGGCCGTTGACTCTGGATCTGCGAGCACCGTGGCGAGGTTCGTCTCGGCGTCAGTCACCTTGGCGATTGAGTCGGCGAGCTTCTCTTCGGCGTCGTCGACAGAGTCGAGCATGTCCTGGCGTGATCGTCCTTCGTCGAGCCCGCTCCAAAGGAAGCTGAGCCGCTCGTTGGCAAGAGCCACAAGATCGTCGGACGCAGCGATGGCGTCCTTCGTTGCCGACTCGATCGCCTTCGTGAGCGCCTCGCCGATCCTGTCGGAATCCTCCATGATGCCTTCGGCAAGACCCTGCGAGATCGGCTGGCCGACCTTCTCGGCGAACAGGCGCGACGGCGACTGAATCTTGCCGGACTTGATGGCAGCGGCGAGCGCCTTCTCGACCACTCGACGGGCGGCGGTCTCAGCCACATGAGCCGAGGCGTCGATACCGCCGCCGATGCCTTCGGAGATTGCCGAGCCGATTGCAGCGGCTGCCGGGTCAACCGTGCCTGGCACCTGGAGCAGCTTGCGTATCATCACGTCGACGTCGTCGGCGATGCCGGGGTACTGACCCTTCAACATCGACAACGCGTCGATCTGCAACTGCGTCGATTCGCGTGACCCGTCGGCGGCGCCAGACTCCTCTGCGTACGCCTCTGCGAGTTCGAGTGCCGACCCGGCGGTGTCGATCTGGGCACTACGCACATCGCGCAGTGCGGCGGCCTTCTCGGCGTCGGTTGACGTTCCGTCGGTGAGAACGTCGTTGGCGTCTGACTGCGCCGTTGCCAGATCGGCGGCAGCGTCGGCTAGATCAAGTGTCGCTGTTTCCAAGTCGAACGCTGAACCAGCGGCCTCACTCGCCAACTCGATGCTCTCGGCGAGCTCCTCGTTGGCGCGCCGGACACCGTCCTCCATCTCGCTGTAGCTGTCAGCGACATCCTCGACGCTCACCGTGAGCGCTGCAATACGGTTACCGGAACGGTTGACCGACTCGCCCAGCACATCGGTTGCATCCGATGCGCTGTCTCCTTCGTCAGCGAACCGCTTGAAGAAGTTGACGGCAACCGCGATCGGCGTCGTGTACTCCCAAACCTTGGCGGCGACTTCGACAACGGTTTTCAGCAGGCCGCCAGATGACTCGTTTGCCTGCGTTGCGAAGTTCCCGAATCCCTCGAGCGCATCCGCCGCATCGGTGAGCGCAGGGACCAACGCTTCGCCGGCGACCAGCGCAACATCCCCGAACGCGTCGTTAAGGTTGTCCATTGCTGCGCGGAACTTGCGAGCCTTCTCGACCTCGTCATCGTCGATGATCTGTGCGTCGGACACGCCCTCGAGTGACGTGCGGATCTCGTCGGCACCCTGCCCGACCAGCTCGGAGATGTCCATCCATGAACGGCCGAAGATCTTCTGTGCAGCCGACGCACGCTGCGTTGCGTCGGGCATCTTGTTGAGTGCGTCGACCGTTGCCAGGAACGTCTCATTGACGTTGACCGTGCCGTCGTTGTTCTTCACGATCTCAGCGCCGATGGCGGCGAACGCAGCGGGCGTATCGGCTGCCGATCGGTTCATCCGCCCGATGGTCTTCTCGAGCGTGTCCATCTCGATGCCGATGTCGCCGGCAACCTCGACCAGCCGGGACGCATCCTCGACCGGCATACCCAGCGCCTCGGACAGCTTGCCCGTTGATATCGCCAGGTCGTTGAACGCGTTCACTGACTTGACACCAAACGCAACGAGGGCGGCACCGGCAGCGAGCGCCGCCTCGGGGCCGATGGCCTTCAGCGAAGCGAACGCCGCAGATGATCCGGCCTTGAACTTGCCCATCGCACCGTCGGCGTCGCCGATCGACTGCCTGAACGAGCCGAGAGCGGTGTTGGCTCGGTCCGTCACCACGTCGATGAGTACGGTCACCTTGTTTGCCATGAGGTGCCCCTTGTCAGTCGAATGCTTTACGGATCGCTCGCCCGACCTGGACCTGCACGACGCCGGGCGCCTTCTTGTCGATGGCGGCGCGTGCGGTGTCGGCGGTGCCCTTGCCCTGCGTCTGGCCGTTCCAACGCTTGCGACGAGCACGCGACACGCGACCAGTCTTGGTCAGCGTCGGGCCTTGCATCGGGCCGATACCGGCACTCCCAGCGTTGCGGCCATCGGAAGCCACCGTCCAGGGTCCGGCCGATCGGCGCGTTGGCTTCAGCAGTACCTTGCCTCTGGCGACGATGTCGTATCGAGTATCGAGCGTCGGCTTCCACCCCGAGAACTTGGGGTCGCCGCCGAGGTCCGCAGACGCCGCCGACGTGGCCTCGGCCTTCGCCATGGCTCCGAGGGCGTGCCCGAGGGCCTCGTCGGTGAGCTGCGACTGGAACCGGTCCACTCTGCGCGCCATCGACGCAAAGGTGTCGGCCATCAGATCAGCCGGTGATGTCGCCGAAGCGGCCGGAGATCGTCACGGTCAGCGACGCCATCGCAGCGTCACCAACGGAGCCCATCGCCGGCGTCCATGCCGAGATGAAGCCGAACGCAACGAACGACGGGTTCGTCACACCACGCGCAGCGTTCGTAGCCTTGATGTCGAGGAACACCGCAGCGGCGAGGCCGCCGAGGGTGGTCTGCACGATCGGGTACAACTGCGACGCCGCGAAGTCCGACAGGCACTCGAACGTGATGCTGTCGCCGTTGCGGAGGCCGGGGATCACCTGGGTGAAGCCGCCCGATCCGAACGTGGTGGTGTCCTGCGTCGCAACCGACACCGACGGGTTGCCGGACTTCACGAACGCCGAGATGTCCTGAGCCGAGGTCAGTGTGCCGGTGTTGCTGAGGGCCGCTGAGCCCATAGCGCCGGGAGCAACAGCCCCCGTCCAGGCGGTGCCGAGCAGGATGGAACGATTGACGTTAATAAATGCGGGCATAATGGCCGCCTTTCAGGGTGTGAGGGTTGGATGTAGAGACCGGCGCCACCGAACCAGCAGACGGGCACCTTTGGACGAGTTGCACTGTCGGCAAGCGGGCAGAAGGTTGCCGATCGAGTGACGACCGCCGAGATGAAGTGGGATGATGTGATCGCGGGCCAGACTTTGCCCCGACGCTCCGCAGTAGGCGCAGCAATGGCCGTAGCGGGCAAGCAGTCGTTGCCAATCCCTTTCGGTGACCAGGCGAACGTCGGCGCCACTCAGGAGAGCCCTACGCCGCTGCGCTTTGAGGGCGTTGCGTGCGGGGTACTTGGTTGTCCACTCGTTCTTTCGGCGGCGGACGGCATCGGGGTTGGCAGCGAACGCCGCCGCCTCGGCAGCCTTTGCCCGGCTTTTGTAAACGTCTTTGTTCGCCAGGTAGTGAGCGCGCTTTTGCTGCACTGCCCGCTCGCGATTTGCCTTGTAGTACTGCGCCAAATAGTGCTTCGAGCACAGCCTGCGCGCCTTGATCGCACGTTCGCAGCCGCCAATGGAGCACGCCGGGTACAGTTGCGTTTGGCTCATTTCAGTCCTCCTATGACTGTCTGAGCAGATGCCCGGGGGTGTCCACCTCCGGGCATCGCTATGAATCACATTCTACGCGACACCGATGACGACTTGCGAGGTGATGTTTCCGGCGCCGGTCTGCGTCAACGTGGCTCGATAGAAGCCGTCGGTGATCGCACCAGGAACCGAGAAGAACTGCCAGCCAGGCGTCGCCGCTGTGGTCGCCGAGAGTGTGGCGCGCAACGTCGGCGAGCCGAAGCCGACAACTGTTGCGGACTGCAACGTGACGACCATTGTGCCGACGCCGGTGGCTGCGGTGACGTTGAGGCCCACGTACAACCGCTCCGTCGCTGTGGGGCCAACATGGGCCACGATGGGCGCAACGAACGTCGACGTACGCAACGCCAGTGGCGAGGCAATGACACCTTCGGCGTTGGCGGTGTCCGACGTCAACGACATCTCGAACGAGGCAACGTCGCCGATGTTGCCGCCGGGTGCATTGATGCCGTCGATGATGAACCGACCGAGCGACACCGGGTCACCGGCAACAAGGCCACCGGTCGGGGCGACCGTCACCAACTGCTGGGCACCGAGCTGCGACGAGTTGAACACGGCGGCAATCTCGTCGACGTCGTAGGCGGCGAGACCGGAGAACGCCTCGGTGAACGACTTCAGCCCCGGGATCTGACGCTCGAAGCCGCCGCCGCCGAACACGTTGGCCGACTGCATCGCAACCGTCGACGTCGGCGTGAACGACCCTGCGAACTGCGAGATGTCGGTGGTGCCGACAATGATGCGGGTGTCGGTGAGAACGAATGCGGGCATGTGTCAGCTCCTGTAGATCTGGACGAGCAATGGGATCTCAGCCGAGACGGTGGCGTAGCGGTTCTCGCCGAACTCGCCATAGAGGTGGTTCTCGACGCCGCCGGCGTGAACGGTGAACGAATCGCCGCCGGGTAGCACGCCGGTGAACGCCAGGGCGTCGACGACGCTGCGGGTCTCGGTGGTGCCCGACGACAGGAACCCGTCGAGGGCGATGTCACCCGACTCGATCGACCCGCCGATCGGGTAGACCACACGGGCGACCAGGTTGACGGTCATGTTCCGATTCGGGCCGAACGTGCCGTGGTACTCCACGTAGTTCTCGCCGGGGACGATGACAACGTGCGGGAGCGGCATCTCGCCGGGGACGTGAGCGAAGACCGAGAGTTGGCCGTCGAGGCTGGAGTCGCGCAGCATGTCCGCGATCTCGGCGCGGATCTCGGCGAGGACGCTCATTTAAGCGATGCCAATGGAGTCGGCGGACTTCAGGGGGTCGAGCAGCGCCGACACCATGCCATTGGTCGAGATCCGACGGGAGAAGTCCCCCACCTGAGCCAGGCCGAACCGGGTGTCCCTCGCCGACAGTAGGTCTTTCGCCAACATCTTGGTGGCGAGCTTCACGGCGTCAGGAACGGCGGGCCACCCGTAGCGGGCAGTGATGACGAGGGTGGCTTCCTCGTCGTGATACCACGAGCCGGACAGGCGCCGGACGTAGGCGTACGGGCGGGTCAGGCCGGCAGGGTCGGGGCGGGCAGTGCGGCCGGGGCTGGTCTCGAGCTGGTAGTCGGCGGCGGCAAGCGTCGAAGCGTTGTCGACGATGACGAGGTCGGTCGTGTTGGCGATGTCGTCGACCTTGGCGAGGTACCCGTCAGCCACCACGAACGCCCGAGTGGTTGCCACGGTTGGCACGATGAACGACCGGTGCGTATAGAAGTCGATGGCGTTGGATGCCACCTCCACCGCTGCCTCGATCTCGACGATGTCGGCCGTGACGGTCGAGCGGAAGTAGGACTCGGCCTCGGCCGGCGTGACGTAGCTGGTCATGGCTCAAACTCCGATCGACAGTTACGGTCAGCGCTTCGGCTTGCGGGCGGCCGGGGCGGCCTTTGCGGCGGTCTCGACGACGGGGTTGGCGGTTGCCTTCTCCGGTGCCGACTTGACCGCACGGGCCAGACCAGATCCGAGGAGGCCGACCGCCTCGGCTTCGGGCAGGTCGACCTCTTCGCCGACGTCGGGCCAGTCGATACCGTCGTGCGAACCGGTCAACTTCACGATCATGGTGACTTTCATGTGTCCTCCTTGGAGTGGTGGATGCGAGGGGAGTCGAACCCCTCCTTGCCGGCCATGAATCCGGGCACCCGGTGTTCACTTGTCGGTGTGACCTACGCGGCACCACCGACGAGGTGGCGGACGGCGCCGGTCGTGTCGATGAGCGCACCGTCAGCACGAACTGATGCACGGAACGTGATCAGGTCGGCGTTGAATGCGAACTCGTCGGAACGGTCGAGGCGAACCTCGCCGACCTGGCGCACGAAGTACTTCGGCGTCAGACCGAACGACACCGAACGGGCCAGCGCAGCAACTGCCGCAACGTCGGGGTTCGACGTGAGCGGGAACCCGAGCAGCGTGTCAGGCTGGCCGGCCTGCAACGACGGCTCGAACAGGTAGCGGCCCGAGGAATCCTTGAGCTTGCGGGTCGAAGCGATCGACGCGTCACGCATCTGGAAACCACAACCCGGCTGCGCCCGGTACGCCTGGTTGACGGAGTACACGAGGTCGATCAGGTTGTCAGCGCTGAACGCACCAGCAACGGATGCTGCTCCGGTGACCCCGAGCGTGGTGTCGATCATCAGGCCACGGGGCTGACCGGAGCCGGTACCGACGGTGAAGTCGGTGTTGAGCCGGACACCGAGAGCCACGCCGGTCTGCTCGGCGAGGAAGCCGAGCACGTCAACGCCCTGGTCTTCGACCAT